CTAAGCTCCATTGGATAATTTTATATAATAGATATATAAAAAGTCCAAAAGTGCACCCCCCTTGTTTCAATCAGCGAAAATAATAGAGACTTTCGTAGCTATTATCTCAGCTGACGGGCGGGCCCGCAATAGCGGGTCCCACCCGTCCAGGAAACCATTTGGTAACCTGGACCGACGCACTCGTCCTACAGAGGGTTTAATGCCTCTCGGGATGAAGAATAGTGCGTCGCCTGCCGATTCGAGATACCCACCAGAAGCAAGTGGAACCGCAAAGTGCATCGCCTCTTTCGAGAGCGGAACACTGGGCAGACCAGAGCTAAGGTAAGTATAGCGTTTCGGACACCCGAGTGTAAGTATGCCCTGATTGGGCTGCTTCCACTCTGGCACGAGGTGGACCTTGCCGCGTAAGAGCGATTTCAAGTAAGTCAAGGAGCGGGGGAGAAAGAAACCTTCCCTAGTGCTCCATGATAAAACCTGATTAATCGCAACATACACGTCTAACTCGCAGGTAAGCGACTTTACATAGACAGGTGTAACGTCCCGTCCGTAGTAATAGTCACCCCCGCAAGATTCGCGAAAGGGTCCGTCGCAGAAAGACTTATCAAGATTAACGATAAGTCCCGCACAAGTGAGTACATCTACGATAACGTTATACTCGTGGACGGGGATAATAATATCATCCCCGAAAACACAAGTAGAGGACCAATCCATAAAAAGCCTTGGCCCTCCGGTAACACAACGGTACCCGTAGATGAGCGCAACAATGACGAAAGTCATCAAAGGGAACGTAAATCCATTCCCCATGGTGCTAATCATGTTGAGCTTAACCCACTCGCCATTTGGCAGTTTGATCTCATCACTCCTAAGGAGCATAAACAAGTCAAACCACTCATCTGGGAATAACGCACGTACAAGATCAATGCTAATCATATCGCTTGCGGATTTGAGATCTAGGGTAGCTAAATCCCCAGATAGCGAACCACGTTGAGCCGCAGCCTTATTCTTAGGCTGCTGCGTGCGAATGTCTAGCCCGATATAGCGAAGAGTTCCTTCTAAATATAGCCCGGCAGCAAGCTGAAGGGCCATATTCCCAGAAGGCTCAATTGCTATTGTACGCTCTGTGTCCTCGTTTTTGGGGACAGTTGCAAGTTTAGAACCTCTGATTACGCGTGTACCCTGGACTCCGTCATGGCCATCCTTGGCTACAAAGTACGGATTACGACCGCGCAATTTACGAACAAGAGGTTCACACAGAGCAGTGCAGGTCATATCCTGAGCGATTTTATCGGCAGTATGCGTGCCCTTAATGCCATGACTGGCACCGGGACCGAATCGCCAATTATCAAACAGGAATGATAGCTCGAGAGGTCGTTGGATAGACAACTCGTCGAATGATGACGTATAACGCTCCAGCATAGTAGTTACAAAATGCCTGGCGTTTACTATCACATCCTTATCAAGCGTTTTACTGGGGGGTCGAGATAACTGTATCTGACCTACCAGGGTATTCGTCTCGAGAAAATCCGAGACAGCCTTCGCTTGAAGCTGGTCGTTAAAGACCCGAGCTCGTTTCTGAGCTCGCTGCACTTGGCGATGGGCCCCAAAAGAAAGGGGTCCAAGACCATAAAGCTCTTCTTGCAAAGTGTTGAAGAACAGCTTGAGACGCCGCTCGCCAACAGGTAAAACGTCTTTATCTGCCATGGGATAACTCCTAATGGTAAGACGTTTGCTATCAAACTACCGAAGACGCAAGTCACTTGCCTTTCAGCAAGCGTCTAAGCCTCTCCAGATACTCTTGGGACGGAGAAGTTTCCTCCTCCGTCTTAGGAGTAGTGGTTTCGGTAGGAACCGGGCCAGCTCGAAGCTGAGTAGCGAAAGTTGCTACTGGATCGAACACGATAGCAGGGACGAACCGTGCGACAACCATCGCACTGGCTAGACTCACTAGCATGACGACCCAGGAACTCAGCTTCAAATGACCCCCGATACGACAGTATCCGCGATGCCACTCGCTTGAGCCCAGCCCACACCAAAGTGGGCCGAGATCATAGCGCGAAGCTCCTCGGGTTCGTACGTATCGACGCCAGCTGGGACCTCAATCACCGTCGTAATCTTCGGGATCATGAGACTCTGGTTGGCGGCCGGTGCAGCACCTTTCCTCGTAATGAGTTTATAGGTGTTCAGCGGCACGTTCTTGATAACGCCTGTAAGCGGGTTAGCTTGCGGCAAGGGACGTAACACGGCAGGTCGAAAGAAGGAGATGGTAAACGGCTTTGAGACCGAATTCACATCCACTCCTGTCTGCGTTCCCCCGAGAGCACTGATGGCGTACTGCTTACCATTAATGTTCGGAGCAACGTCCGTAGTTAACGTATACGTCGGGGATGTTAGTCCGGCGACGGTCGCCCCTGTTACAGGTGAAGATGGAGCAAAGGACATGTAAGTCCTTTCTTGTATACCTAGCCTCTTACGAAGTTAGAATATACACTAACAAGGTTAAGCACTTTATTAAGTGCAAATTTACCGACTTCATCCACGCTTTTAACGCGGAGTCCGCGGTAGGGTAGAGTGGTGAGAACAGTCCTACTAAAATTCCAGTAGGAGGCCTTGCCATTAGTCGCCGACCCATCTGCAATTGTAGATGGCGGAGACCCGACAATCTTCCCGTAGATTTTAGTTGTGAGCTCGTAACGGCGATTTAGAATACAGTATTCCACGTTGCCAGGCACCGTGTAAAATACGTCTTCTAAAAAGGGACCAATAGTTGCAAAATAATCGACAACCCAGGATAGAGTCGTAAGTTCCCATAAAGCACTAGGAACATTTTTCAACTCTAAACCGGAATGTCGAAGCAAACTATAGTCCTCGCCGGCAAAAACCTTAAGATTTATGCCAGCAATGTAACGATAGGAGAGCTTGTGTTTGGCGGCTGACACATAATTGAGCCAGACGCCAGGACAAGGTTGGGAATGCTGGTCCCAAGGTTGGGAGGCAAACCACTCCTTTTTCTCAGTTCCAGTAAGTCTCACTCGATGATTCGTATTCGACGTATAACTGTCGAGCGCTTCACCAGCTTTCTGGATGTCAGAGACTAGGGGGCGAACCCCGAAGCTATAACCAAGCCAGAGCTGAGAGAGAAACTTATAGGCGGACACACCACGTGTCTTCCGAAAGTTAATAGCTGCAATGAGGGCATCTTCTGTGAGATTACAGATACTCTTGATTAAAGAGTGAAGTTCTCTGCTTTCCGCAAGAGGAGGTCCAAAAGCAGCATTACCTACGTGGTCAGCTAATTTGCGTTTCAGCTTCGTCAGAGCCCTATCACGGGCAATGAGGTCGTCTGAGTCGTCAATTAGACTGGGACCCATATCGGAACCATTGAATGTGTAGCGAGTGTTAGACGCTACGGTCAAGGCGGTTCCTTTATAGTAACATGGAGTAACAGCGCCGTCCCTATGAGTATAGGGTGAGGAAGCATCCATGTGTTTGACCACTTTAACCTTCCAGTCAGGATTTCTAGTGAAGGTCTTCACGGCAGTCAATCCTGAAGCATTAACATCGCGAGCCTCGTTTGCCCATATAAACGGTCCACTTGGTGGAATCCCCGTATAATATGTGGCGACACGAGAGTAACGATAGTTAATGTTCATGAGAGACGTACGTGACTTGTCGGGATCACGATTTCTCTTACGAGATTTCGGTCTTCGCGGCAAGATGGGGTAACCCATAAAGAGTCTCCAAAGAAACATAAAAGGAAGGACGGCATGGCGGAAGCCATGACGTAAAAGGAATTACTTCTCCATCAACGCGGCTAAAGCACCCCATTGAGCAAAAAGCTCGGAATTCTGGGAGATCTAGCAGCCCGCACTATATAATGGTTACACCCGAGATCTTTGAAGATCGTGAGGTATATACCAGAAAAAGTGCCATCTACCTCGAAGATCCTGCAAGGAAAAGACAATTGTTTCCCCGCGATAAGCAGAAAGCAGTCTTCTGTCACGCGGTTACCACGGATTGTCTTCGTCATATTAAAATGATCCTTGTAGAGAAGAGATAGATGAGATGGAAG